GCCCGATGCCGATACACTTTATAACTATTTGAAGCGCGTTAGCGATAGCGGGCTATAGGTGCGTTTCCTGCATCTTTATGACCCCAGGACAAAACAGCTTCAGCATTCGATCGATCTTAGTGATGAGACGGTAACAAGCTATCAATGGACAAACGTTCCAAGATCTATGCAGCTTGGGCAAAAAGTTAAAGTTGGGGCCGTAACCGAAAAAGATCAGGCAGGAAAACCCATTTCAAGTGGCGATGTTGAATTCTTGCTTGCCAAAGTCGGTAACGGTTTCGAGTTTTGCGCCATCGAAACAACCAAAAACTTAGAGACTAAAGAACAGGAAATGACCAGGGACTGCGATCAGTTTGACTCCAGCAAGAAAATTATTGGTTCGGCTATCGAAATAAGGCTAGGTACCCAATCTGTTACAACTGGCACAGGAAAAATACGGCTCAAGTAACGTGCAGTAGTTCGGCCTCATCGCGTCTGCGTGCAACCAGACCCGGAAGCACCTTCCCCCCGCCATAGACCCACCGCCTCAGTTCATGGCTAGCCGCATCCCAGTCGCGTTGGTTCACACGACGCCTGAGTGTTGAGGTCTGAAGCCGGCCTGCTCCCAGATTGAAGGTAAAGTCAACAATCGCTGCCAACCGAGACTCTGGCTCCGAGGCGAGCACCGGACAAAAACGAAGCGTCGCCTTCATAGCAACGATTAAGTCCTGGGTGAGATAGGCTTGCGCCTGAGCCTCGGTGATGGCTGGGTGGTCAGGATCACAAAGCCTGCCGTAGCCAATCGTCCAGTAACCCGCAGGGCAGATGTAGGGATGAGCGCGGCCCTGATCGTACCTGGGAACACGATGAAAGCCCTCGAAGCGCTTGGCTAAGTCGACGGCAGCCTCGGGCACCACCATCATGACCTGACTCGATCAAAGACGCGACCCAGAAACCAGAAGTTCAAAACGCCTGCCCAAAGCGCCTGATCAGCCTCAGTCCATAGCTGCGAGATCGCGCTCATCCAGGGATCGTGTGTCAGGTAGATAAAAAAGGCGGCTGTTTTTGCGGCACAAAAAAGTGCCATAAACCAGTACGTAATAATGGGTCGAACACTGGCAGACAGCCCATCGACCCACTTAACACCGCTTCGTTGCGCTTGCGCAGTCACAGAAGCCTTGAGTGCTTCGAGCGCACCCACATTCCACGCTGCATCGGATTCAGCACCAAGTTGTTCCATGCGTTGGGCGCCGCGAAGCTTCTCAAAATCAAGCGCCTTATCCTGCATGGCAAGTTCATGGTCGCGCTCAGCCTTGCGATCAAACCATCTCAACACTTCTGGGGCGAGGCGAAACACACCACCTAAGAGACCGCCAAGGAGTGTTTCAATCATTGGGACGCTCCCATCAGCTTGAGCTTAATCGCAGCGCCCACAAGCAGTGTTGCTAAAAGCGCTGTGGTCAGCACCTTGATCGCTGTCTGCCAGGCGGTAAGGCGCGCCTGGCGCCAGGCATCGATGAGCGAGCGCAAATCGCGGATATCGCGGGCAGCACTGCCATTTTCAAGGCCTAGTTGCGCTAAGGCGCGCTCAGCACCGCACTTGGCTGCTTGTGTTAAGAGCTCTTCTAAATCACGAACATCGAGTGTGAGCGTCTGTTGGGGTGTTTCCTGCATGGCGTTGCTCCATAAAAAAAGAGCCCGCACTGGCGTTTCAACCAGGCGGGCATGGGGGTTGCGTCAACGATGATTATTTGCAGCGAGGCGTTTTCAGGTTACCCATAAGCGCTTAGGGCGCTCTCATAAGTAGATCGTTCTGCATGAGGTCTTAACCCATGACCCATCAGCAGTGCGACGTAGGAGAAGCCATGGAACATCCCAAAGCGTCGCTGCATCAGGTCACGAAAGGCGGCATCGTCAATCAGCGCCTCATCGTTACCTTCAAAGGCTTTGATAACGCGCTCAAGTGCTTCGGGCCTGCTCATGCGGCCATAGTCACGCCAAAAGGCACTGTCCGTGCGAGCACTTAATAGATAGTGGCTTTGCACAAAATCGAGCACATCGTCGTGTTGCTCGCGCATCTCAGCGTTATAGCGATCCCGCAAGGCATCGGGCGCCACATGGGCTGCATGAAGGTATTGCGCTAAAAGCATCGCAGCGTAATGACCCAACGCTATGGCCGTGCTTTCGATGGGCTCGCAAAAAAAGCCACTCAAACCGATGGCCACCACATTGTGATGCCACAGCTTGGGCCGAAAGCCCGTCTTAAAGCGCACAAGGCGCGGCTCGATCGCTTCGGGCGCATAGCCCCAGCGTCGGGTGAGGTGCGAGATGAAATCGGCTTGCGCTTTCTCCGTATCCACATAGCGGCTTGCATGGATATAGCCCGTGCCGATGCGGCTTTGAAGCGGAATATGAAACACCCAACCCTCAGGCAAGCCCTGGCAGTGGGTCAGATTCATGCGCTGTCTGGCGGGGTCCACGAAGGGGAGTTGCACCACCCAGGCCTGATCGACAAGGAGGCGATCAGCCACCGAGACCCATGGCGATTGCACCGCTTGAGCCAGTACGCCTGCAAAGCCTGTGCAATCGATGTAAAGATCAGCGCAAAGCGCATGACCCGCATCGATAAGAATGCTTGAAACCGCCCCACGATCATCGCAGTGCACCTGAGCAATCGTTGCATCAAGCACCTGAACGTTCTCGCGCGCAAGCACCTCTTGTTTCAGTAGCGCGGCGTACTTCAAGGCATCGATGTGAAAGGCACCGCCTCCGCCATGCGCAGCCACCCGGTAGCGCTCAAACCAGGTGCTTCGCTCGATAAAGCCCGCTGCAAGCTTGGCCCCTGCCCAGGTGTGCTCGGCAGCAAAGGCCCACTGATCGGGCGCCTGCGCAAGCGCCCCTGCGCGAAGGGCCGCCCCCAATCGGATCCGATCGATATCGGCAGCATCTAAAAAGGGGTGTAACCAGCGTGCGCCCTTTTCATAGAAATCCTCAAACGCAATCCCCAGTTTCACCGTGGCATCGACCGCGCGCGCCCAGGCCTCGGTTTGCAGGCTTGGCAGTGCCATCGCCTTATGGGCCAGGTGTAAGTGGGGAAGCGTACTTTCACCCACGCCAATGCTTGGGATCGTGCTTGGGTCGAGCACCGTGACATGCAGTGCGGGGTTGGCTGAGAGGATCGCCGCAGTCGACCAACCGGCCGTACCACCGCCTGCAATGAGCACATGGCGCCTTACCATTGGATCGCCTCACGCGCCCTTGCACGGGCCTCGCTTACGTCCTGGGGCACCGGCACGCCGCACTCAAGGGCGCGAATCACATACCAGTCGGTACTGGCCAGATAGTCGATGAGTTGTCGGCTTTGCGCATAGCGTCGGCTGCGCGCTTCGCTCACATCAAGGTTATTCAAAAAATCAAGCACCTCAGCGATTTGTGCCTCATTCATGATGACTTCCACGCCTGCGTGCACATAGCTGCGTACGTTCATGGAAAACTGCATCGCATCGTAGTCAAAGGAGAAGACAGGACGCGTGGGCCCGGCAATATGCCGCCCCTCACGCAGGATCGAGACATTGGCCCGAGGGTTGGCCGGTACGATCATCATCGGTGGATCGGGCGCTTTGTCGTGCGCTATTTCGTGTGTAACGTCGGTCATGGTTTCGCTCACGAGAGGTTGGTTACAGGTGTTGGTTAACAGCGCTTGGCCTTAGCGTTTGCGGCATTGTCAAACTTTGTAATAGTCCTGATGCCTCAGTAGTAGTAAGCCCAGTAAGAGGTATCAACCCAGTAGTAGTAGGAGGTGTCGACCCAATAAGGACCGGGGTCGACCCAAAAAGAGACCGGTTCGTCGTAGTACCACTGCCACAAGTCCCCATAGCCGTAATAACCCGTGACCTGAAGCCAACCCTGATAGCCAAATGTCCAGTTAGCGATATAGGGTTCCACCAAGCCCCAGCCTGCGTAGATCCCAAAGAGGCTTGCGGCAATGCTGCCCCCTGTCAAATCCCACCACCCCGTTTTGCGTCCGTAAAGTGTCTGGTTATAGCCCGGCGGGTCATACCAGTAGCCCTGGCTCACGTACTGGTTATAGCCCGATGAGACCCAGACGCGTTCCCATAGTCGGGTGCCACCCGGGCGGTTTAAGCGGTTAAAGCTTGAACCATTACCGCTCAGGTATTGAAGCTGTGCAAAGTTAATGGACTGAGAGGGCATGGGCCCTACCAATTAATGGTGAGCGTTGAGCCACTCACTGAAAAGGTCGCACCCACGGGGCCCTGGGGGCCTTGAGCGCCTTGGGGTCCCTGAGGTCCCTGGGGTCCTGCTACACCTTGTGGGCCTTGAATCCCTTGCGGGCCCTGTGCACCATTGGTACCGTTTGCACCATTCGCACCTGCTACACCTTGCGGCCCACGAATCTGGGCAACCACGGCTGCCGGGATCGGCTGCGAACCATTGAGCCATGCAGCGCCTGCGTTATTCACCGCTGTGACTTGCGTGGTGCCTGCGCTATTCACCGCAGTAACTTGGGTGGTACCCGCTGTATTAACCGCATTCACTTTGGTGGTTCCTGCGTCATTCACCGCAGTGACTTGAGTGCTGCCCGCTGCATTGACCGCACTAACCTTTGCAGTTCCCGCATCATTAACGG